CAGCTATAATTTGAAAAACGTTGACCACAAGATTGAAATGAATATTATTGCGCAGAAATTGATTGACGATAAGATTAACTTGGATAATAATAAACCTGTATCTCTGTGTGCTAAGTGGGCACCTAGTGAGAATGATAGAAATGATAGACAAAGACAGTTCGCCAAGAAAGTTGCTTCGGTTATATATGGGTGCAAAGATACTTATAAGATGTCCAAGTATAGGACGCAATATCTTGTTCCTTTGAGAAAGCAAATAGATATTGTGGAATCTAAGATGTGTGATAATAAATGGGAAGCGATTAAGTATGAAAATATTCCAGGCGTTGCCTCTAATAAATTGAAAAAGGCATTCATTAAACACGATGAAGAAAGGTATAAAAAATATTTGGAAGATGTTGCGGCCAACGTTAAGAAAATCAACGTTACGGGTATTCTTCCGCACGAATTGGTAGGAGTGTATATTAAGGATTTGGCAAAGTTCAACAAAGGCGAGCTGTGCCAGACTACAGAGATGCAATGGAAAGCAATTGTTGAGAATGTTAGGAAATCTGGCAATTTTGATAACGCGATTTCTATTGTTGATGTATCAGGCTCTATGTTTAATGCTAAAAATGGAAGTATTCCGGCTCAAGTAGCAGTCGCCCTAGGTATTATTACGGCGCTGTGCTGTAAGGGAGATTTTGCTAACAAGATTATTACATTTAGCGAAAATCCTCAGCTTGTAGATTTGATTACCGAGAATGCCGAGAATGCCGCGAATGCCACAGAAAAGCCAAAAATTGAAAATGGCGACGCTAGCGTATCTAATATTCCATCGCTTCACGAGTGCATTAAGAATATTATGGGGGTTGATTATGGATTCAGTACGGATTTTCTAAGATGTAATGAGGAGATTATTAACTACGCCATTAAATACAAGGTTCCGCAAGATAAAATGCCCAAAAAGCTATTTGTATTTACTGATATGCAGTTTAATAATACTATTACAGGCAATTTTGAGAGAGATTATAGAAACAATAGAAATAATACAAATGCTCTTGATACTGTATATAAAAGCATCGTTAAACTCTATGAAGCTAATAATTACACGGCTCCCAAGTTTATATTCTGGAATCTCAATTCAGATAGCAACGAAGTTTTCCCGGTTAATTGCGATACTGAAGGAACTGCTATTGTATCAGGGTTCTCTGAGCAACTCCTCAAAATCTTTATGAATTACGACGAATTCAAACCAGAGTTTATCGTTAATGAGATTCTAGCACCATATCTTCCAGATATCATTATTAACGACGACTAATCTGCGACTATATTAGGGCGTAGGGATATATGAGTTTTATGATATATGATATATATTATTTATTTTTTCATTTTTATTGCATTATTATAAAAAAAATGATGCGATGGATGGTATTATATTAAATAAATATGAGTCGCGCGAAAGACTTTACAGACAAAGATTATTTTGTGAATATTGCGAGATATTTAGATGGGTATTGCGATCTCAAGAAGCTGAGTGAGATTAACAAATCATCTAATGTCCTTGTTAAAAGAACTACGAATCTCAAGCAAATTGTGTATGATAAGAGAAATAAATATAATTGTGAAATGTTGAAAAACTATATAATTAAAAAATATAGAATTGAACAAGTTAGTAGAAATAGGCTCGCGAAGCTCGCGAAGCTTGAGAATCTGGAAGACTTTGCGAAATATAAAGGGCTAATGAATGCAGATTGCTTGTCTTACTTGGAGGATATTATAACATACTATTTTAATGAAAAACACAAAAGAAATGCCGGATTAAATACTCAAATGACATCATTATATGCATCAAAGATTTTATATAATATAATATTATCTGTAAAAAATAATTATAAATTGAAAAATGAAAAGATTGTATTATGGATATCACAGCGATGGCTCGGATATCATATTTAATTGGAATAAGCAAGGCCGCCCATACCGGACAATATTCTGAGAACATTATAATTGACCGCGAAGATGTGGATAGTACCGGCAATTCTGGATGATAGAGATAAGACAGCGGTATCAATACGGGACATATTAAGGGTGCCACTTGGCTGGTGTTCTTCGGGTTTTAGGGCGAAGGAATACACGTTGATGCCCTTGTGGTACATATCAGGGGAATTCTCGTGGTGTTGGTAGGGTTGGACTAACGAGAAATATTCGCCTTGTCTGGTGGCAAAGCGATCATTCCCGTTGAGCATTATTTTTGCCTGCATTACAGGGTTCTTAGAGACGACATAGTTATTGAAAGTGCTGTCATCATCAACATCATAATCTTTTTCAGCAGTTGAAAAGTTATTCCAATATACAGCCTTGGTATTATCTGAATTTTTGATAGCCCATACAAGTTCTTTGCAGGGATGATTGAAGTTCATACGTAAGCTCTTCATAGAATCGGGATTTGAACCAGAAGAAGTTATAGTGTCGGTGCCGGTGAATTGTAGCTGTTCTATTAAATATTCGTGAGATAATTGAGCGAATCTTCGGCGTTCATCGGTATCTAAGAATATGTAATCAACCCATAAAGTGGGATCTTCAATTGTAATGGATGTAGAAAAACCGTTGTTTGTGACACCTGTGTCTGCTATATCATTCTCTATACAATAATTTTTAGCACTTGTATCGCAAAGATTTGTGCCAGATTCATATTCTATGTTAATTTTAACTTCGTGATATTGAAGGGCGATTAAAGGAAGTGCCAAGCCTACATTACGGCAGAACCAGAACTCTAAGGGAACATATAATTCATATGATTTACCCGCCGGCAATTTAGTACAGCAGTTCTCTACGTTGGCACCAATCATTTTATAGTAGCCTTCGCGCTTGCCATAAGGTAGCGAAAGTTCATTCCAGATGTAAAGCCATTCCGAATAATGTTTATCTATGCGTTGTCCACCAATTTCTAATTCTACGGTTTTCAATAACTTTTGGCCGACATTTGGAACTAAAGCCATATTTGCGGAATCGTGAGTATTTTTTAATTTTCCGTAGAAATACACTCTGTGTATTAAATCACCGTTGCGAGTAATTTGATAGGTGGCGCGAGAGCCTAGCGAATTACTTCCCGAAGCGGTTTGTTGGATAGCTTCAATAGCGAAGTTAGTATGACGACGATAAACTACTTTGAAAAAGGTAATTTGAGGATTACCGGTTAAATAAACATCCTGAGCACCATAAGCTACTAATTGAAGAAGACCACCACCCATTTACGCTATATTCTTTATACTATTAGAGGAGAAAAAAAAAAGAAACTTTATAGCAATTTAACAACATATATAAATAAATATATAATATAATTTAATTGGAATAAGCAAGGCCGCCCATACCAGACAATATACGAAGTACATTATAATTTACAGCATAAACGTGAAGATTCTTTGAAATGCCAGCATTAGCAACTGTGTAGCTAGTACCAGTTTGGTCAATCTCTAAATTGAGAACAGCGGTATCAATACGAGACATATTGAGAGTGCCACTTGGCTGGTGCTCTTCCGGTTTTAGGGCGAAGGAATACACGTTGATGCCGGGGTTGGAGGGGATATTTTCGTGATGTTGGTAGGGTTGTATTAAATTGAAATATGAGCCTGGTCTTGCAGAAAAGCGATCATTACCGTTTAATACAAGTTTGGCAGATTTTATGGGATTAGTTGAAGTAATTGCGCTTGTAGGATTATATAATACCGAAGAAGATAGACCGTAGGTATTAACTGCGCTTGAATAATTAACCCAGTTATTATTAATTACGTACTTATCAGTAGCAGTAGAGGTGTGATCGGAAGAGCAGAACCAGACTAACTCTTTGCAAGGGTGATTGAAAGATAATTTAGGTTTAATGGCTGCAGCAGCCGAGGATATACTTTCAGTACCGGTGAATTGTAGCTGTTCTATTAAATATTCGTGGGATAATTGAGCGAATCTTCGGCGTTCATCGGTATCTAAGAATATGTAATCAACCCATAATGAAACAGACGATAGGGGGTTGATTGGATTAGCAGTACCTCTGCAATTCTCATTTGTTTCAAAGAGGATGTTAATTTTAACTTCGTGGTATTGTAGAGCGATTAAAGGAAGGGCTAAACCTACGTTGCGACAGAACCAAAACTCTAAGGGGATATATAGATTAGCACCAGCAGTAGAAGTTCCTATTGTCGCGAGCATATCATTAGCACCTACCATCTTTTTATAGGCATCTTTCTTTGATATGGGAAGCGAGAGTTCATTCCATACATACATCCAGTGAGAATAATGCTTGTCTATCTTTTGACCACCGATTTCAATTTCTACATAGTTTATTAAACGGAGACCGAAATAAGGACATACTGTATTAGTGCCCGAATAATAATTAACAACAGATAAATACATACGGTGTATTAAATCGCCATTACGAGATATTTGGCAGGTTACACGATTGCCAAAGTTGGGAGTTCCGTTAAAAGTTTGTTGGATAGCTTCAATAGCAAAGTTAGTATGACGACGATAAACTACTTTGAAAAAGGTAATTTGCGGATTACCGGTTAAATAAACATCCTGAGCACCATAAGCTACTAATTGAAGAAGACCACCACCCATTTACGCTATATTCTTTATACTATTAGAGGAGAAAAAAAAAAGGAAATTATATAACACGACTCTTTTATAATTTTTATTATAGTTGATATCTTTATTATATTTTTAATTGGAATAAGCAAGGCCGCCCATACCTGATAATATACGAAGGACGTTGTAATTGACCGCGTATATATTGATGCCTTGGTATGAATGATTAGTTGGAGCTGGATTAGCAGTAACCATCAAAGTTGCGGTGTCAATACGAGACATATTGAGGGTGCCGCTCGGTTGGTGCTCTTCGGGTTTTAGGGCAAATGAATACACATTTATAGAATTGTGTACGGGAACGTTGGTGTGATGCTGGAAGGGTTGAACATAATTGAAATAATCGCCTTCTCTTACCGCAAAACGATCGTTGCCGTTTAATTGGAGGATGGCATTCGCGAAAGGGTTGCTATTTGTCGCAGGTTTGACACCTGATATAACTAAATAGTTTGATGTACGCTGTCCTCCTAGTGCTGCAGATTTACCATAAGCTAACTCATATGCTTTCTCGTCGTCTGCCGCGTCCAAGTTGGTGTAATCATACCATCTGGTTTTATTAACAGTAGTGGAAGAAGGGGCTACTTTTGCGACCCATATGAGTTCTTTGCAAGGGTGATTGAAGTTGAGCTTGATTCTGTTGGTGCCGGCAACTAGGGGTTCAGTGCCGGTGAATTGTAGCTGCTCTATTAAATATTCGTGGGATAATTGAGCGAATCTTCGGCGTTCATCAGTATCTAGGAAGATATAATCAGCCCATAAAGAGATATTTTTAATTTCTTCAAAATCGGTTAATGCACCATTGCTTCCAAGAGATATGCAGTTGGGCTTAGTTTCAAAATCTATTTTTACTTTGACTTCGTGATATTGAAGAGCGATTAAAGGAAGCGCGAGACCTACATTTCGGCAAAACCAGAACTCGAAGGGGATATATAGAGTTGTCTCAGTTATAGCGGAATTAACAAAGCCGCCGTTTAATATATCTTTGTCGGCACCGACCATAGTATCATATGCATAGCGTTTGCCGATAGGAAGAGATAATTCGTTCCAGATGTAAAGCCAATCAGAATAATGCTTATCTATTTGTTGGCCACCAATTTCAATAACAACGGATTTTATTAAGCGCAACCCGAGATAATTTTGGTATGTGCTGGTACTTGCGGCTTGTGCGGTTTTCTTTTTAGGGACATCAACCTGTAAATACATACGGTTTATTAAATCGCCGTTGCGTGATATTTGGCAGGTTACAGTATTACCGTATCCGGCATTACCGTTGAAAGTTTGTTGGATAGCTTCAATAGCAAAGTTAGTATGACGACGATAAACTACTTTGAAAAAGGTAATTTGCGGATTACCAGTTAAATAAACATCCTGAGCACCATAAGCTACTAATTGAAGAAGACCACCACCCATTTACGCTATATTCTTTATACTATTAGAGGAGAAAAAAATATAGATTATATGACACAAAAATTATTTTTATTATATAAACCTTAATATTTATAATTCAAATATAATGATGTTTAAAGAGAAGTCATCTAAAAAAAAAATAACAACAGATATAAATGAAACTGTTACTTTGGACGCGATGCATAATAATATGATAAAGGATTTTGAGAAGAGCGATAAGGAAAAGATATACTATCTTGAAAAACTGAGTTATTGCGAAGAAAAGAAAATGGAGATATTAAAAAGTATAAATAATACGGCAGATAAAGAACTTAATAGTCGGCTTTGGTTCAGTAATACAGAGTTGAACGAGCAGATAATAGATATTAAAAGTAAATTGAATGAACTCAATAATTTAGATGAAATAGAGTATTACAAGAATACGAGCGATATATTATTTCAATATTACGATACCGTAAATAAGCAATCAGATATTAATCAAAATATAAATTTTGTAAAAGAGTCCTTTAATAAACCAAAGATATATAAGAAGGAATCCAAAAAAAAGCGAAATATGAGCATAAATACTAACACGATTAATGTATTAGAAGCTCTTAATAACATAGATAATAAGAAGCTTGTAAAAGAAAATAAATGTGCTGATAGCGATAAAACGGAGGCCAATAAAATTAAGGGGGAAATTAATGAGAATGATAATAGCAAGATATATGACAAGAGTACCTTGGTAGATAAATATATGGCTATAATAAACAATAGATATGTCAGAACAGTTGAAGACGAAAACATAGAGATATGTAAGGTTTGTAAAAATAGTATGACTTGCCTCCAACACGATGCAATAATTGTATGTAGTATCTGTGGATATCAGGAGCTTCTCTTAGTAGAGCAAAATAGACCGATATTAAAGCAGAATACGAAGGATACATCGCATTTTTGTTATAAGAGGATTAATCATTTTAGGGAGTGGTGCAATCAGGTTCAGGGAAAAGAGAGTACGGATATACCTGACGAAATATTTGAAAAGATTTTAACGGAAATTAAGAAAGAGAAAATAACTGACTTGAAAAAAATAACCTATTTAAAAATGAGGGATATTCTTAAAAGATTGAGAATAAACAAGTATTACGAGCATATCAATTATATTATAAACAGAATTAACGGAATACCTACGCCGCAATTCAGTCCTGAATTAGAGGATAAGCTATGTAATATGTTTAGAAGCATCCAGGCGCCTTTTTTGAAACATTGTCCGAAAGATAGAAAGAATTTTTTGTCATATAGTTATGTTCTCTATAAGTTCTTTCAGATACTCGGGCTAAACGAATACCTCAAATATTTTCCATTATTGAAAAGCAGAGAAAAGCTCTATGTTCAGGATCAGATATGGAAAAAGATATGTGTGGATTTAAACTACGAAATAATACCATCGTTATAAACTGCTTACCACGACTGCTGGAATATATTTAAAATCAGCAAATATTCCAGAAGACAAGCAGACAAGCAGACAAGTAGACAAGTAGACTACGATAGTCCTACGATTATTATAATAAATATAGAGATATTATCATAGCAGTCCTTGAGAAGCTGGAATATTCTTATTTTTTCATTTTACACCTTTTTCATATAAAT